GTTCACGTCAAAAAAACTGCCGCCGGTGTAGCCGCACTCAGGACCGCGATAGACCCACGGGCAGTAGTCCTGCACTTGCCGGCCAGGAAGCTGCAGGTTGGTGAGGTCTAGTTTGCTGACCAGTTCAAATTCAACAAGCTGGATATTTTCCTTTGATACACGGTCGATGTACCAGACCTGATCCTCGAACTTGGCGGTTGGGTCGGCAGTTGGGTTGACTCCACCAGGGAAGTTGACGGCATCAAGGAATTTTTTACAGGTGCGGATGCGCGTGACCTTTGCCTGCAGTGGGTTATAGGTCAGCAGCAATGCCGAAATTGCGCCAGTTACGTTGGCAATCCGCATGGTGGGACGCGGCAACGTACCCTTTGAAGTCAGCTCGAAACCATCTACTTCGATTGGTGCGGCGCTGTAGGTGATGCCTTGAAACACCACGTTGCCAGTCAGGGCGTTGGTGCCAGCGTGGTAGTAAAAGGTGGTATCAATGCCGTTAACCGCCAGCGTGAGCTGCAGTTGAAACAGCTCGATAATGGCTGATGGATCCAGCTTTTGGATCTCGGTTTGAATTGATGTGGGTGTCGTCATGCTTCAAATACCTGCCGGAAGGTGGCTGTGATTGTGGCGCGATTTAGATAGGGGATTGTTTTACTCCACTCGGAACACACCCATTTGTATGAGGTGGCTTCGGCCAGTGGGGTCCAGTCGAAGCTGGCGCCGTCGGCAGCGCGGGCGTCTAAGAATGTTTCGATGGTGTCTGCATTAGTTTCTGTAATGTTTTCCCAGGTTAGGGACCACTCTTTGGGGTTTTGGTTGATGCCGAAACTGACGCGCTGTTCGTAACCGTCGCCGAAGCTGACGACTTGGAGTTTGGGGCGGCTGGTTTTTTGGGCGCCATACGATGGCGTTATTGCGGGGAAGGTAGCCATTAGGCGAGCAGCCCTCCAGGACGACGTTGTTTAATCAATTCTGCCTGCACAGCGGCGCCAATCACTTTGCCGAGTTGGTTGGCCTGACCGCCGTTACCCTGGGCGCTGGTTCCGCTGGCGTCAACGTTGACGATGACGTTCGCGCCACCCATGCCCATCGCATCGTTGGGGTAGATGCTGCCGCTGGTGCGCGGCATGAACAGTTCCGGGCCGCGCTCGCCGACGAGATAGGGGGTTCCAGCAGAGACAGGGCCGCCAGCGGCTCTGAATTGGAATGGACCAGCGCCACTGAAAATACCCCCGCCTGCCACTGCATTTGGTGCTCCGGGGCCATACAGTGCGCTCACACTGCCTCCGCCTGCACCAGGAATACCTGCGAAAGTACGGGCTATACCAATCGCAATGTACTGAGCAATAAGCTGTTTAGCTGTGTCAAACAAAATACTTGCTATGCCTCTCATAAAATTTGCAAAAGCTTCTTCTGCCGTACGAGTACTTTCAGCAACAGCTATAAAACCTTCAAAAATACTGTCTGTAACAGGACGTGTAAAAGATAAAGTTGTGTTAAAATGTTCTTGCGCTAGTGTGGCTTTGTTTACTTGTGTTTGATATAAAACATACTCATCTTTAAGTTTTATAAGATTATTAACATCTGCTTGAGTCGCTATGCCCCTCTCTACATCAACCTTTCTAAGTTCTATCTCTCGTTGACGCCTACCTATTTCTGAACGCATTTCCATTCCTTGCGCCTGCTCCATAAAAGACAAATTTCCGTACGGGCCCATAAAAGCCGGATTAGTGGCAGCTTGCAATCGAAACAGTTGCATCTGGAAAGATTCTCGTTGCTCTTTTACAGCACCACGCCTTAAAACAGCGTTTTGATCTTCTTGTAGTTTTAATTGGCGCTCGCGTTCATCAGTTATAGCTGTTTGCAAATCATACGTGTCTTTTAACTGTCTAAGTTCAATACCGTGCACTCGAACTAAGTCTGAACGTACTTGTTGTTCACGTACACCGACTAAGTTCTGTTTTAATCTTATATTAAGCAGCTGTTTTTGTAAAGTGTAAAGTCTAGTATTCTCTTCTCGTTGAATACTTAAACGCTCAATTTCTGTTTTTCCAAGCTGTAAAACCTGTGACTGTGCGTTTGTACGCTTAATCTGAAAATTAAGCGCTGCTTCCTGCACCCGTAAACTACTACTGGTTAATTCCTTGTTTATACTTAATTCTCTATCTCTTCTTTCCAGTCCCAGTTGACGCAGTCTTCCTTCATATTGAATCTGTGCTTTATTTTTTTCATCGTTATAACGAGCTATGTCTTGATCGACATTAAGTTTTTCACGTGCATCAGTAATAGCCTTATCTCTTTCTTGTACAGCAATGCGTTTTTGCAGCGTTTGATAGCGATCAAACTCACGTTCACTACTTACTCCAGCTGCTTCGGCTTGTAGCCGCGTAAGTTCTAGATCTTGTTGGCGTGCTCTTGCTGCAGCTCTAACTTGTCCCGTTACATCTTCACCGGGTTGAGTACGCGCCCCTGCACCAAAAAACAAATTGCCAAAAAATGTAGATAATTTAGCTAACTCTACGAGACCTATAAGACTAAGCTCTTTAAGTTTATTTTGTAGCTTTTCTGAAGCTAGTCCAAAACGCTCTAAAGCAATTACCCCCTCATCGCCAACAACTTTAGCTAACTGCGCTTTAGTAAGGGCAGCAGCTTTGGCTGTTTGACCGGCTTGTTGAAGATTACTTATAGTCTTTTTAAGTTCAGGATCTAACGAGCCTAAGTTCTCTTCCAGATAGCCAACGGCATTGCCGTTTTCGCGTAGAGCTTTTACAAAAGATCGTGCAGATTCGGTAGCAATGTCTAATTGTTGACCGATAGCGGAAAGACCTATCTGGAAGGCAAAACCTCCGGCGCCGCCACCAGCAAGTGCACCGGCTGCGCCCCCTAAAACAGCGCCGGGTCCGCCACCAAAAAGCAGTGGAAATCCTGCGCCCAATAACAGGTCTTCCTGTAATTGCTGAGCTGCCTGCCTTTTTTGCTGAGCAGCACGAAGGCGATCGTCAAATTGTCGAAGTTGTTGTCGATGTGTAGCATCATTTAATTGTTGCTCTCTTTTAGCTTCTCTTTCTAGATTGTCTAGTCGTTTTTCATGTTCAATCTGGTCTAACTTGGCTTGCTTAAGTGCAGATTGCTCATCCAATTTAGTTTCAAGTTCTGCAACTCGACGGCGAGCTTCAAACTCTGCTTGAGCGGCATTATCAATAGCGTCCTGAATATCTTGTGCCCGTCTATTAAGCTCTTCATTACTAGGTCCACGTCCCGACATGCTTTCCAGGCGCTGCCGTTCTTCTAGAAGTCGTAGGGACTCTTGTATCTCTCTTTTACCCTGTGCTTGCGCTTCTAAATTTTGTCTTGCAGTATTACTTTGGATCTGCGCGTGTTCCCTAAGTACTCCGGCTATTTCTTTAAGGATGCTCAGACGTTGTCGATCACTTTCTGTTACTTGCCGTGCTCCTGCAACATCATAAGGATTTGTTTGTTTAATACTTGCATAAGCTTTTTGTAGCTCCTCAACTTTTCCGAGAGTATGGCCCAGTACGCGATCAAACTCGCGCAATTTTTCTACGCCTTTTAATGCTACTTCAATATCTACGCTGTAATTGGCCACAGCAGTGCGTAGAAGGGACTAGTAGCAGTTTACAGCTACCGTAGCGGTCTGGACTTGCTTTGGCGTCTAGCCTGCTCCAATGCCTTATCCTCCTGCTCATTTTTTAATTCATAAAAAGCTGCCCACCCCAATAGTTCTTCGTGTGTTAAACGAAGGGTCAAATCCGCCACTGTGCTCCCAAGCTCTTTGGCCAGGAAAAACAAGAAGTACCAGTCGCCGTCAGCTTTTGAGCGCGGCTTTCGCTTCCTCCACCTTGGTTTCGGAGCCGGAGGTCAGCATCGCCAGCTGGATTTCTTGGAGGATGCTGGCTTCGACTTCGCGGCGGAGAGCGGCACGGTCGCCGTCTTGGAACAGACGCTTGCCGTCTTTGTCGAGGGCTTTCTCGATCATCAGACTCAGCGCGAAGTCACCAGCATCATCGGTGCCGGATTTCTTTTGGATGGACTCGCGCTCGGCGATGGTCAGAGGGTGCCAGTAGATCTCCAGCAGGGTCTCGTCGCCGGACTTGACTTCGTGCTTGTAAAGCTGGCTGACTCCGAATTTGTTGCGGAGTAGTTCGACGG